GTATGCACGTTTGATAAGACTCTCTAATTCTTTCTTTCGTTTAGGTTCTTTACAAACTTCTTTCTCTTGTTGATATGCAATCATCTTCTTCTTCCACATCTTACGTTCGTCATAGAATGTTTCCATAAGTTCAGGAAGGAATCCTTGTTTATCTCTACTAAACATTACTCCATTAGGTGCAACTGTTCTGTTAGTCTTTTTCAATGAAGATAACTCTGACTCTCCGTCTAACATTTTTTGAATGTCAACGTCCATTCTTGCACCACCTTTAATCATTGTCTCGGGTGAGATATTAAACTGCATAATTAAATGTGGATAAAGTGAGTTCAAGTCAAATGACATAACCCAATCATGTTTACCTACGAGAGGTTCCTTTACATATGCACCAACAATAGAATGGGTTTTAGTCTGTTGTTTAAGTCTTTGTGGTGGTGTTTGAATATTCTGTTTCTTAAGGAAGTTGTATATAATAGTTTCCCAATATTTTACCATTCCAAAGGTATCAGAGTAATTACACTTTGCATCGTAAGCCATGGTCATGGTCAATTCCATAAGTCCAAGTTTCTCCTCTAGTTCTTCTACGAGAACAACGTCCTGTACATTATATGCAAGATACTTAGAGTAATCATTCTTATACAATCCATGCAATGAACCATGTTCTGAATAGTCTAACTTTGCAGAACCCAATTCAACATGTGAAATATGATTTAGTGAATACGATTCTTGATTGACAAAGGTTCTCTGTTTGTACATTGCCATATAATCAATAACATTGATTCCATATAAAGTGTACTGCTGATTCTTTTGATATCCTTGTGTAGTGTATTCTCTGACATCAGACATGTTCCATGGAGATAATCTTTTGTGTTGGTCTTCTCCAAATAATCTATCAATACGATTACAGAGATAAGTGATATCAAATGAATCTACATTCCAACCTGTAATGATATCGTAAGAGGCCTTTCTCCAGTGTTTTATAAACTCTTCTAGTAAGTGTGCCTCGTCTTTACATTCATAGTAAACAACATTACTAGGACACTCGTCCCAACGACCAATACCAAATGTGTGTGAATTGTGTCTAAATGGTTTTACTGTTATTGCATTTACCTTTTCTTGTGCAAGGGAAGGTTCGGGAAATCCGTTTTCTGATTCACACTCAATGTCAAGTGTTGCAATTTTAACTTTGTTGTAGTCCCATTCAACTTCTGTTGGCCACTTATCTGCAATATAGGTATAGATATATCGGTCATATCCATGAATCTCAAACCCTTGGGTTCCTGCATACTGTTCTCTAAACTTTCTTGCACCACCCATTGAGTTGAGTTCAACAACTTCAAGTGGTCTTCCGTCTAATGACCTATGTGCAGTGTCACCTTTCTTTGAAGGTACGAAATGTTTTGGTCTGTATGAGACCGATAGTTTTTGTTTTTTGTTTCCTTGATACCCAGTGATTAGAATTTTGTCACGGGTTCGGCAGACATTTGTATAGAAATCCATGTAGTAATTATACTACAATTGGACTATTCTGTCAATGTGGTTTTACCGTCATTTTGGATACCTAATATGTCACCAACTGCGTCATATTTTTCTTTTGCGTTTGCGTATCTTTCGATTTGAGTATCTAGTGCTTCTGCGACATCGGGGTGTTCACCAATACCTACAGGATTATTTTGATAAACATGAATGTTCGCCATTGCGATATCCATTTCACCTTGGTATTGACTCATTAGTGCTTTTAATAGTGTTTCTCTTCCCATTACTTATTACCTGTATTTTTCTTATAGTTAATTTCTAAGTTGGGTCTTACTTTGAAAACCGTTATGATTGAACTCTTACTAACTTCAAAGTTATATTCCATTGCAAATGGTAGCCATGGTGCAAGTTCTACTTCCATTTTACCGTCAATGATTTGAACTAAACACTCTTGTGCTTCTTCTATGAGAAGTTTACCACCTAACTTTTTTTCAGTACAGAACCCTAATATGATTTCTCCACCGATTAGTTTGACTGCACGGATTTCTTTATTTAACATTTCTAACAAGTTCCTGTAGTTCTACTGAACGTCTTCCAACCTGTTTGAACCATCTTGAATCTTCCATTTCTACTGCAACCTTTTCCCAGTCACATGATACAACACCTTTCCACATGTTGTTGAACTTACCAAAACGACTTCCACCTAAGTTGAATGTCATGTTGACTAGAACGTGTTGAATGTCTTCGGGTAGTGCATAGAAATCTTCTCCACCTTTTGACTCAAATACATGGATACATTCTTCAACGTGTTTGTCAAAGTCTGACTCATAGTATGCATCTACCACTTCTTGACTGACTGGTGTTCCTGCAGGTTGTCCGTGTTCTGCATCACCTTCTTTAATTAGATGTCCAACACCGAGTGTTAAATATCCTAGTGAATCTTCGTACACTTCAAGGACTTCTCCCTCGTGTCTCTTAATCTGTTCCTTTAATATCTCTCTGTTCATTCTCTTTTTTCCTTTGTTCATCTATGAGTTCAACTAATATATCACCCATAACATCTTGTAAATCTTCGTTATTATTTAGTTCTTCAACACTCCCACCTTTCTCGGGAAGTCTCCTAATCGTTCTCTGAAAGTTTAAATGATTCTTACCCTCAACAAACTGAACCTTTCCGTATTGGTATACCAATCCTTTATATTCACCCTCTAAGATTTCAATCCCTGCATCATCTTCATTAGGGTTCTCTACAACTCTATATAAACTACCGAACAGCATGTTTCCAAACCTTTCCTTTCATTTCACCATTAGACCAGTTTATGTATCCAACATTTTCCATTCCAATTCTTTTATAGAACTTATTTGCAGGAATGTTGTCTGCACGAACTGTAAGATACACATTAGTATCTACATAGTCAAAGAATCTTTTTATAACTTTCTCTGCACTTCCATTACCAATTTTTGAATTTACTATTTGATGTAAAATATGACAGCCACCTTCTACTTTTACATCAGTGTCAAATCCTATTTTTCTATTTGATTTATTTTTATGATATGTGATAAGAACACCGTCTTCTAGAATCATTTGACTTCTAGATATTCTTACCCTACAATGTGATTTTCTTACATGAGGAAACCACTCTTTTGCACCTTGAAATATATCCCAAATGGTATCGAAATCTGATTCTTGTACTTTATACATTTATGTTTTCATTATTATATACATCAATAACTAAGTGTACTCTATCTATATCAGAGTTATTTTCTACTGCATGTGGTCTTGAAACATCTAACCACCAACATTCACCTTCTGACATCTTAAAGTCGACCAATCCTTCAGTCAACCATGTCTTCATAGTTATATCTTCATTTGTAATTATGGGTATGTGTAGTCTTACCACCTTACCACTTTTAATATCCTTATCCACTTTATCAGTGTGTTTAGATATCTTAGTTCCTGCTTTTAACTTCATGAGTCTGACCCTTTCAGTATCTGCAGGAATATGTTCTAATATCTTACCTATATTTAGTAGGTCATATAAGGGTGTAGTTTGTAATTCGTCTACGCCTGTTGTCCCTAATACACCACCTTTTCCTATTTGGTTTGGGTCACTACTATATCCTTTGAGAGATATTGCAGTCCATTGTCCTTGTTTATTAAACTTGGTCACTACTGGTGCAAAGTCTGTATTGTTTTCACACCAATCTTTTATAGGATTTGTAAGTTGAGTGGATAAATGGATATCTAACTTTTTCAAAAGAAACTCTCAAGTGTACTTACCTTTACACTCTCGAATAAATCTATTGAAGTGTCTTTACTAAAACACCAAACATTTTCCATGTAAAGTTTGTTCATAAATTCGTCCATGGCCTCTTTATCAAAGTTTCCATCTTCGTCTTTGAATACTGCCTTACCTTGTGGTCTTTGCATGATTCTCATACCCAATTGACCTAAGAAATTATTTCTTAACATATCACAAAGTTCGTCTCCCGACCTGTATCTAGTTCCATGTATCTTAGGGTCTAGTATGTTAACTAACACTACACCTTTATCACTAAGTGCATCGAATGATTTTTGCGATACTGGTAAATAGAAATCATCTCTCCATTGGTCATACTCATTAAACTTTGACCATGATTGGTCTTCTGAATGTTCTCCACCTTCATTATATCGTTCTGTTGAAAAGTATGGGGGTGAAGTAAATGAGCAATCTATAGGTGGTAATTTATCATATGGTAAATCTTCTGCACCACATCTATATATCTCAACTTTTTTTGAACCTATGCAAGAAAAGTAATCGTCTTGTTCTAATACATTGGGGGTTTTTCCTGTAAGAATCTTTTCATATTCTATACATTGTTTTTTATATCTTTCAAATGTGTTTGGGTTCGGGTCACAACCAACATAATGATTTGCATTAGATGTATAAAAACCACATAGTCTATCTCCCCAACCACATGAAGTATCTAAAACTGTATTTGCATTAGTCATTGAATAGATTGTTCTTGCAACATTGGGTTTGAATTGAGTTGCAATATAGGTTCCTAATCTGAATGCAGAGATATAACTTTTTTCATTAAGTTGTCCACCTCTTAGTTCTTCTTTGCCTTCTATCTCTACTTTCTTTACACCATTGATTCCTCTCCACATAGGCCCGAAACAACTCCATATTTGTTTTGCAGTTCCTTCAGTCCAAACTTCTACTGGTGATTTAAAACCATAACTTCCACATGCAAGTCTTAAGTCTTGGTGAAAGTAATTAGATGCATCATTATATACAGAAGGTGCATCTATAAAACCTAATCCGTATTCTTGAAAATTGTATTTGTAATCGTCATATTTTTCTAACACTTCTTTCTGCAAGTCTTTCTTTGCAGTCATACTTTTATATGGGTCTGAATCCCTAAGTGCGAGAAATGTTTTTCTCATTTTTTCTTTTGATATATCTTTAAATGGGAATGGAGGTCTTTCAGTTGCAATGTATTCTGATAAGACTTCACGAAAATGTTCTTTGCCATATTCGTTAGTAATAGACTCAAAAGTAGGATTATCCATTATAGGCAATCCTACTTCATTTGAGTGTTCTTTAAGAACCGAATAGAGTTTAGATGTTTGCGAGGACATTTTCTGGCGTTGATACTTCATAAGGGTCTGAATCTATATTATCAGATTGTCCTTCTTCTGTAAAGACCTTTTCAACAACATTATCGTTTACAACGATTGCATATCTCCAAGACCTTATTCCAAATCCTAAATTTGCCTTTGCTACTGAAGCACCAAGTAATTCAGTAAACTCACCATTACCATCAGGCAACGGATAAACATTCTGAATATTTTGGGATTCAAACCATGCATTCATTACGAATGTATCATTTACTGATAAACAGTAAACTTGTTCTACACCTTTCTCATTAAACTCTGAAAATTTCTCGTCAAAGCCAGGTAATTGGTAAGTTGAACATGTTGGTGTGAATGCTCCAGGCAGTGCAAATATCACTACTCTTTTCCCTGCGAATTGTTCAGTTGTGTTTAATGTTTTAAACTCCCCTTCAACTCTCACTGGTAAGTTAACACTCGGAAGTGTATCTCCTACATTTATCATAATAATCTCCTTTATATAAAGATACACCCATTATAACTCATAACAGGTGTATCTGTAAGGGGTTTTTTTAAGAAATTTTGATTTCTTGAGGTTTGTCTTCCTCAGGCACAATTCTCTCTAAACTAACAATCAAAATACCATTCTTCATATCTGCACCCTTAACGATTATATCGTCTGCAAGTGTGAATGACCTTTTGAATGAACGAGAAGCAAGTCCTTGGTGGACATACTCTTTTGATTCAGTATCTTGTTCTCCCTCGATAATTAGTTTCTCTTTCTCTTTAGAGATAGAAACCTCTTTCTTATCGAACCCAGCCACTGCCATTTCAATTTGGAAATTTTCCTCATCGATTTTTACAATGTTGTAAGGTGGATAGTTTGAACTAGAATGTGTATCTGCACGTTCTAATAGTTGTAGAGTTCTGTCGAACCCGATTGCGAATGGGAATGATTTCCCGAAGACATCATCATAGATAGTCATAGTTTTCTCCTTTATTAAGCAAGTTTATATTATTACCTAACCCCTATTGGGCATTAGGTGTAGAGAACCGAGCTCTTTTGAAGAAATGGGGTCACTAGATGTCGGCGTTGCCCAATCCTAGTTCCAAATCCGAGCTCTTTTGAAGTTCTCGTACAATGGTATTTATAACACCATACTACTATTATAAGGACTTTTTCTGAAATTTCAAGGGGTTTTTATCTTTTTTTGCAATATTTTTTTGCATCACCTATTTGGTCAATGTTATTTGCAACTACTATGGACATAAGAAAGTTCATTTCGTTAAAGACTTCTACAGTTAAATTACCTTCTCTCCTATCCATTTCTAGAGCAGGAGTAAGAATTGCAGTCTTAACAAAGAACATTCTACCTACTGAGGGGGACTCTCCTACAATCGGATTTAGTTCTTTTACACAATCGTATTGAAGTCCACGATATGTAGAATAGATATCTAACAATTGTAGAGTGTAGAATGTAGTCCACTGAAGCCTACTAGGTTCTTCAGATAGTGTAAACCACGACTGGTTCTGTCTTTCCTTTAACTGTGATTGAATCAACTTTTGTGAATGTTCGGTTTGGACACTGGAGATAAGTTTGGTGTCCCAACAACACGTCAACCCCATCATAATTTCTTGTTTGTCCTTCGAGTCTAGCACCAAGGTTGACGGCATCTCCAATGACGGAATAGTCAAATCTAAGTTCTGACCCCATGTTTCCAACGATACACTCACCAGTATTAATCCCAATACCCACGTTAATGGGTGGAAGACCGAGTGGTTTAAGTTCTTCATTGAGTTCCTTGGTTGCGATTAATATTTCTTCTGCAGACTTGACTGCCATCTCGGCGTGGTCGGGACAATCTAAGGGTGCATTCCAAAAACTCATAATACAATCACCCATGTATTTGTCGATTGTTCCATTATTATTTAGTATTATCTTTGTTTGCATGTCAAGAAATTTGTTGATAAGTTCTACTAATCCTTCGGGGTCATCTTGTTTCATGTAGTGTTCTGATATGGGGGTGAATCCACATATGTCCATAAACATGAATGTAAGTTCCTTTCTATCTCCACCTAGTTTAAGTAAATCGGGATTCTCTGCAAGTTGGTCAACCATGTCGGGAGATAAATACTTTTGGAACTGCTTCTTAATTTCTTCTTTGAGTTTGTAGGTTGTATAGTATTGATTGAAAGAGGCATGACCAAAAACAATTAAGGAGGCAATTGATGAAAAGAAGGTATCGAAAAGAACGAGACTTGAAGTCCAAATATAATAACTCCCACCCACCTGAAGTCCTACAAGTGTTAGACTCATTATCCCCGAAAGAATTGTGGGAAGCTTGTAAACCATCAGAAGTATCAATACTAGAACTATCGAAAGAAGAACAATCTCAAGTAATTCAAGATAGTAGGATTGTTGTATTTGAACTCCTGACAAGACGGTTTGGATATGGTTCGCTTGTACTTCGTGAGGATACAATACACCCACTGGAGTTGAAACTGGATTATTCAATCCCTCTGCAGTCAAACCCCATATCAGAATTTTATTAGTAAGATTTAGATTAGGTAGGTCTACTGCAGAAACCCGTTGGAACTCATTCCAATAGGTCACCATAACATCACTCGTTGCAGTGGTGGTGATTGGTTTGTCTCTACCCATTCTTACCCACTCTACTCCGACTTCTGTAATTTTAGTTTGGTATGAAGGTTGGTCTTTTAATGCACGAAGTGTTTCTAGTGCAAGAGACGGATATACCTGTTCGTTTGCAGTGACGATTAAAGGGATAGACCTAGTTGTCCCATCAAAGTTTGATGTTCCACTAACACTAGGTGTTGCAACAGTGACCCCAACTCCGTAAGTATTGTCCTGAAGTATCCTGATAGGACTTGAAATTCCTGAGAAGTTCCATAGATGGTCTGTTGCCTTTCCACCCCCAAATGTAGAGTTTCCTACGAAGGGTGCAGAACCAGTGTCTTTTTGAATGGTAGGTGCAGAGGATAAAATTGTTAATCTGTTGATTAATCCTTCTGCAAAGATTTCGTCTTCTCCTGAATTTCTATCAGGTTGATTGAAGAGTTGAGTGAAAACATGTGTGTTAGTGTAATGAGTGTCAAGCAGGATATCCCTATAGATACTACGTTTGATAGGATACTGTCCAAACACTTCAAGTGACTTCTCGTCTATGTCTACTAAGACAATGTCATCTACCTGAACTATTTCCTGACTCTGATGAAGAACATCAAAGTATGACCACTTGATATTTTCTACAAGATATGGAGACCAAATTTTAAGTCCTACAAATACACCGATTGTGATGAGGACTGTTTTCCAACTATACACTCTTTGTTTCCCAATCCTCTATTGCCTTTCTGATTGAGTCTTCTGCAAGAACACTACAGTGTAATTTTATGGGTGGTAGTTCTAGAATTTCTGCAATCTCTTTATCTTTAATAAGTTTTGCTTCTTCTATGGTTTTACCTTTGAGTAGGTCAACAAATAATGAACTACTTGCAATTGCACTTCCACAACCATAAGTCTTAAACTTCACGTCTACTATCAACTCGTTCTCGTCAAGTTTAAGTTGCAGTTTCATCACATCTCCACAAGCAGGAGCTCCTGTCATACCTGTTGCAACATTAGGGTCGTTGGGGTCGAATCTACCAACAGAGAATTGTTCGGGTGCATTGAGAACACCTTCAAATCTATCGATTACTTTTTGTGAATATGCCATATTATTGTTGTGTCACCGATACTGAACAACCAGTAGTTGTTTGACAATTTTGTGTTAGTGTATATGCTTTGTTTGTTGAACCTTCTTGTAAAAGATTCAGTGTTGTAGGATAGTTTCCTTGTAGTGTAATTTGTGCATTATGATTTCCTGAACCTTTCTGCATGATACTACTATCTGAACCTGTTGCAGTTCCATAGAAGTAAGTGTGTGCATAATGTGAACCACTACCCGACTGGTGTAGTTCATGGTCTACTGAATTTGAGTGAATGTCTATGTTATGTGTGTGACTTCCGTTTTGATATACGTCTACTGTATTACTATCTCCCCATATGTGTCTACCATAGGTTGCACCACCAGTTTGTTCTACGTTTTCAGTATTGTTGATTCCGTCTACGTCACCACCCCAAGACTTTCCAGGCCCCCAGTAAGAGACCCAAGAAATAGAGTTTCCATTTCCTGTTTGCAATAGATTGAATGTGTTTCCACTATGTGCAAAAGAAAACTTAATTTCATTATCATAACCTTGTTGTGTTATGTTAAGTTCAACGTCTCCACTGGATACTTGCTCAACATGGACGTGGTTATCCCCAGCCCATGTTAGAGGTGTCAATAAAATTAATAATAAAATTCTTTTCATTAGATAATCCATAAAAATAATAATGTAATTATTACTCCTTTACTAAATGATAACCATAACATATGGTAATCGTCAAGTCTCATTGCATCTTGAAATCCAGTTATCTGAAGTTCATGCCAATCACGAAGTTTTTCTAACATACTATTCATATAATTCTCCTAGTTTGTTTGTGTGACAGTTATATTTATAGACGAACCATCACCCACTTTAATTAGTGAACCTTTTTCGTCTGTAGTGGTTCTAATCGTTGCTTGTGCAAAGATTGGAAGTTTAATGGAGATAATCCCTTGAACTTCTCTGTAGAACCAAATTTGACCAAGACCCTTGTCAACAATTGTATTGTATTGAGTGTCTTTGTCAAACCCAAATGCAGTTCCTTCTATTCTTGCAACTCCGAAAGGGTCTCCCCTTCTTTCTGCATCGATACCAACCTTTCGGTCAATCTCCAAAACTACATCTAGTAAATCTTGTAAGAAATCGACATCTAATAAGTCTCTGTCGAGTTCTGTATATTCCAACTCATCGTCTTCAAAATAATCTTCTTCTAAATCATTGAACTCTAAAAAGTCCACGTCTAGAATGTTGCTACTATCATTTTCGTTGTTAGACGATTCTTCTGCAACTTGTTCTTGCACCTCTTCGGGTGGATTCACAATAAACATATTGTCAATCATACTTGCATCAATTCCATTCACTGTCACTGGTTTAGTAGGTGAATCGTCAAAAGAAGATACCATTGTCGCTTGGTATGCTTCTTCTAGTGTCACACTTCCACCAGCATTACTTACAATAATCTTACCCGAAGGATTACCAAATTCATCAGGCAAAAGTATAACAAGTGACCTTCCGATTTCATCAATACTGGTAGTGAAATCTGTTCCAACCACAGCAATTTGTGCTGTAGGTGTGGACACTTTAATATTACTTTTCTTTATCTTACCACCGAATCCCGAAGCAAATCGAGCAGTGCCTTGTGCCATTCGTATGGCCATTTTGGACTTGGATGGGTCGGGGTCGTAATAAACCTCGTCTATCCAAACCTTGGTATGTTCTGTCAAATCCAGTTCTTGGTCACCCTTAAACTGAATCTTCATTCTACCATTTTGAGTCTTTGCTGTATCATACATTAAGACTTCGGGTTCAGTATTTGCACTGACAACAGAAGACTCTCCGTCTCTCTGAAGTCCTGCTGAACCCTTATATTCTACAATCTCACCTATCGGTTCACCTGAAAGTGAACCAATAAGTAAAAGATTAATCGTTAGAGTCTTTCTGAACGATGTCAATATCTGCATTAGAAGTCACGAAAGACACATCAATAATACCACTACACAATGAACCACTTGGACAACCAGCATCTGAACCACTCTTCTGAATGATGTCGATGTCGTTTGTTGAACCAGTTAGAACTGCAGTGATTTTGTTATCAGATGCATCAGCTTGGATTGTGTTGATATCATTTGATGAACCATTAACAGTCCAGTTCCAAACTGCATTATCACTATCTATTTTAGTAGTGAATACGTTTGATGAACCATCTAAGTCTAAGTCCCAGTTAAGATATTCTGCAGATGCATCATATCCGATATCAATATCGAATGTGTTTGATGAACCATCTATTGTTCCTAACATATTTAAATAATCAGCACTACCAACATATCCTACATTCCAGTCCATTGAGTTTGAATCACCAGTAAAAGTTAAATCTACTGTAGCATTATCTGCAATGAATGGGCCGTATAATTTATTTGAGTCTCCGTCCTGTAATAGTGTTAAACTATTAGTTGCACCAGTCAAAATCATATCAATCGATGAACTTGAAAAATCATCTCCACCAAGTTTGTTTGCATAACCTTTTTGAGTTATGTTCAAAGTTAAGTTGTCACCTGACTGTTGTATAAAAATCTCGTTATCATCTGCAGCTGCAGATACGAAACCAGTTAACCCTAATGATAAACATAATAAAAGAAGTTTATTCTTCATTTGTTTTTTCCTCTATTTCCCAAAAACCTCTATCGTGTCCTTGGTATATTAATTCTAAGACAGCAAGTTCGATTGCAGAACGAGTCGCTTTTGTGACTCCTTCATTCTCTGCTACACCATCTTCTATTTCAACAAGTTGTGTATCCATATCCACAAACTTGAAAACATCATAACCACCACCAACTGACAATATTGTCTTGGTAGTCTGCACATTAAGTAAAATTTCACCTGTAAGTGTTGAGATTCCTCTTAAACTTACAGTCACTATATCTCTTCTATATGAACGTGATGTTCCTACACCAAGTGTTCTTGCACCTCGTCCACCACTTTCAATGTTAGTGTCATAACCAATTATCCCACCATCAAGTAGGATACCAGCAAATAAGAGAGGTTGGATTCCTGTTGGGGAATCTTCATTACCTTCTTGATTTGCAAAATCTTCTCTTGCACTTCGTATGATTTGTCTCTCTCTTACAAGTGCATCTAAATTTGTTCTCTCTACTACTCTAAACCATTTACCATTTCCAGCAGTCTTCAATGCATCAATCAAAAATGATTCTGCACCTTGGGTGACTGCAGTTGAGAATGATGCAACTCCGTCCATTCTCTTCCTTTGTCCTGTCTTATCTATATAAGAATACACTGCAACAATAGGCATTGTCTCAGCAGGTGGTAAGTCTGCAAGTTCTTGATAGGTTGGTATCTTCACAACCTCTGCATTTTCAACACAAGTAAATGGTATTGCCTTTTCAACAAGAGTCTTAACATCTACAATGTTTGGGTCACAATTACTTGAATCTCTATTCATAGTGGGAACACTTGCACAACTACTGGCAAGTAAGACTGCAAGTCCCACTGATAAAAAATTCTTCATTTAAAAACTTCCAGTTCCTACTGGTATATCTAAAGTTGTTGTCGTTCCGTCTTGTGATACAATTGTCAATCTAATAAATTCTGCACCATCTTCTCCAACCAATTTTTCGTATGTGACTGTATTCCCTTCTATTGAGAAAACACCATATGATGCAGCTTCTCCATTAGAGAACATATTTTCTACTAACTGTTTTGCTATCTGAGCGTAGATTCTACTTTCGACATTTCTTAAAAATTTTGCAAGGGTAGTGTTATCTGCTTCCCTTTCTGCTTTTGCAATTCTATCTTCTATGTCTTGTGCTATCTTATCACGTCTTGATTTCTCTTGGTTCTCAATCGTAAGATAATGTGAACTCTGTCCTATTCCACTGAAGGAAGGACTTTTGAATTTGTGTACTATTTCGTCAGCACTAACACTGGTCGAGAATAGTAGTATCAATAATATCTTTTTCATATACATTTACCGTTTCTATTATATTAATCCCTTTATCAAAGTTCCTAATATCAGTCTTCCATTTATTACTTGACCATGGTGATTGTTTACCTGGCCAATAACATGTCTCACACCTATCTAAAGGTTCTTCACGATGTACATAATTATCAATATCTTTTGCATTAGACCAATCAACACCTTCAATCCTTTCGTTCATAGTGATGGTGCAACGATATACACCTTCTTTTGATAATGATTTACAACTATTTTTTTGATAACAATTATTCCAATTGTCCCAAATACTATAATCCATACCATCTATCTTCTCACCAAAACGAACAAATGAATCCTGTTCCCAATAGTCTACTTTTGTGTTTGTAGATAATCGGTCGTTCAATCCACTTCGTCTCATTGATTCTCTTATATCGCCTAATTGTTTATAAACTGATATAATGATTCTATCATAACTTTTGAGAATATCTATAATCTCACTAGTTATGTTTAGTCCATTGGTCACAATGGCTAGTGTTTCATAACACTCTTTATTTTCTCTAAGGTACTCTGTAATTTCTTTAAGTTCCTTGTGTGTTGTAGGTTCTCCACCTAGAACTTTAAGTTCTTCAACACATAAATCTAATCGGTTAAAGTTTTCTACAATGTCTTTTACATCGTCTAACTTTAAGTAGGGTATTGTTATCTTACCCTTAGTATCATAATCTCCACCGTAATCTAAAACACTACAACCAGTGCAGTGTAAATTACAAGCGTTAGTTATGTATAAATCATAACTACCTTTTAGTAGTTTTCTTTTTTTCATTTTCACGGTATTCTAAAACAACATCAACCTTTTCTTTTAATCTAATTAAATCTTGGTCTAACATTCTAGTTTGGTCTATGACTCTAATCAATGCAAAATGCATTTTCTCTATTTCGGGGTCTATGTGTTCACTAATAAAGTTCCACACAAAGTATACAAAATAACCTAGTCCAACCATCATAACAACTGGAAACCCATAATCAGTGATTAGTTCTACAATCATTGGGACTTCTTGTTCCATTAATCCCTCCTCACATCAAGTTTACCATCTTCTATAAAATTTTCTGCACGTGCAACTCTATCTATATCAGGCCTTAATTCTAAAGCACTTGACACTAACATGTCAATCTTAATCATTTCATTTGACATTGTTCTTGCACGATTCTCTAAAGATTCGCAAAACATTGTTAGGGTTTTGATACTATCTACTATCCCTTCCATGATTTGTCTGATTATAAGAAAGATGAATACACCCATGACTAATGCCATTGCAATTGGAACACCCACATCACCTATCAAATCAAATATTGCTTCCATACCCTTATTTATATAAAAAAAGGGTGCATTTCTGCACCCTTTTACGAACTAATAATTAAAGTTATTTAACAGATGATATCTGTTTTATCACTTCAGCTTTAGTGCCAGATTTCTTAACCTTAATCTGTTTCTTCTCTGCAAGGTCAAAAAGTTGATTTTTTGTTAACTTTTTAAGTTGTGCAGTAGTAGGAACATCTGATTTAGGTTTGGAAACTGTAGTTTTACTTACAACTTTTTCTTCCTTCCCGTTAAGAAAGTAGATAAGAACTGCAAGTCCAACTATTACTAGTATTGCGTATTCCATAATTTTCTCCTATTTATTTATCCAATAATGGATTTTTATCTTTTGCTTTGCCTATTGCAAGCGCCAAGATTTCTAAGTATTTATACACCTTAGCCCATACCTTATCGTCGGCTGGTGTTGGTGTCATTGCTACTATGACTGAACAAATTGATATTACAACTGGTACAATCATTAATAAATTCCAAATTCCCATAACAAAGTCTATAATGCCTGAAAACATATAAATCTCCTTTGATGTTATTTAACCTTATATTTAGGTATTTGTACTACCAATTGAGTATTTAGTGGTTAGTTTCCAGTCCTTTTTATCTTTGTATGGTATGATTTTAACTTGTGATAAGGGTACTGTAGGGGTTTCTATTGTAGTTGGCACTACAACAGTTAATAGTTTCCATTGTTGTAAAAGATTACATATAGTGTTTCTTCTACCCAAGTCACTCTCTTCTATAGTTGTCGGTTTACCGTCTAACTGGAATAACTCTTTAAAATGGACTATGTAGTATTTACCTCTTTTGTGTAATATGTGACATGATTGAAATAATTCTTGCTCACGTCTTGAGGCAATACCGATTCTTGATAGGGTTTCTCTTATTTTTAGAAAGTCGTCTCGTTCTGCGAAGGTCACTTCAACTAACTTTTCGACTAATTGGTCTTGGTCATTCATTATCTTTTCCACCAGTTTTCATTCTTTTTTTCATGTTTCGGACATCACTATCTGATAATACACTCATGTAGTCTTTAGCTTCTTTTGTACTTATCTCGTAGTATTGTTTTATGACATCAAGTTTTTTACTCGTGTATGGTTTTTGCCATTTAGAGAACCTTTGTCTTTTCCTTAAAGTATTTAGGAAAAAAAGGTATTGAAGACGGTTTTCCGTACCGTGCCTGATGTTCATTTCATTAGAAAAAAAGACTGAATCTTGGTGATAAGATAAAGCCTTGTTAGTTAGAAATGGTGCATATGATTTCTCTTCGATTTCGTCAAACATAATATTCTTCTTATCAGAAGAAACGGATTTTACAAAATCAAAGGGATTTGTTTTAGACATTATGTAGATTTTACAAATGCATCTATAAGGTCTTGTCCACTAAGAGCGTGACCAAACATCACAATCTCATCGTTGTCTAGAGTCCGTTTTACCGAAGAATCGTTGTATTCAACGTCTAAGACATTCCTAGACCCCTTTTCAGTGTCTTCGGGTCGTGTATCGTAGTGCATAGAATCTATTGAATGTGCATGTACGGATTTAACACCTTTTGCCCATTTTTCTGCTTCTAGTAAAAGTCTTTGTGCCTCTACGGTTTCGTTATATTGTGTCATGTATTATCTCCATCTCTATATTCTACACTATGTTTTGCAAACAGTTTATCTGCATTTCTTTGGAGTGATTTTTCAATTTGTTTATCCATCCACTTTCTAAACCATTGTCTCAACTTACCCATTATGTTTTACATACTCCTTTATCACACGAAGTCCTACTGACAACCATGTAATTACTATTAGACTCCATACTAATAGTTCAATCACTTGAACTTACACTCCGACATAATCTCTGTAAGACATGCAGTGAAGTTAATCTCTGAATCCATTGCAAATGCAGATTTGTATTGATAGTCTGCAATTAATAATACACATGCTGGGATAGAACTTGGTTCTAGTCTTTGTTCAAGTGTATCAAACAATTTTCTGAATAAAGTGTTGAAGTCGTTATCAGAATTTTGACCGACCCACTTTCTCATTCCACCCCAATTCTTATCTGCGAGCATATCAACGAGAGGTGTTAGTTTCTCTTCATTAAGAGTAGAGAGAAGACCTGTATCAATTTCTCCACCAACACCATATCTCTGAACTTCATTCAAACACCTTCTGAAGTCGGGAAAGAACTTTAAGATTAATTCTACTAAAACTTTTTGGTCATACTTAATATTTTCAGTATCACATATTTCCATAAGTCTTGTTAAGAAAATACTTGCAAGTCTTTGTTTATCATCAGGTGTCATTGTAAAGTCAATAACAGTTGTTCTTGAATGTAGGGGTGGTATGATTCTATTTTTGTAATTACAAGTGAATATGAATCTACAGTTTGAAGAGAACTCTTCTATAAAGTTTCTCAATGCAGGTTGAACTGAATCTGCAGAAATGTAATCTGCTTCATCAAGTATCACAACCTTAGGGCCTCCTGCAAGGGATACAGTAGATGCAAAGTTTTTAATCTTAGTCCTAAGAGTATCTATGAGTCTTCCTTCGTCTGACCCATTTATTACAATATAGTCTGCACCAAGTTCATTACATAGTGCCTTTGCAACTGTTGTCTTACCTATTCCTGCAGAACCACATAACATTAAATTAGGAATCTCACCCGACTCTAAGAAGTCATTGAATGTTTGTTTAATTCTTGTAGGTAATATTGTATCGTTTATTGTTTGTGGACGATACTTTTCCACATATAAAAATTCTTGTTTCATAATAAGAGCAAACCCCCCACCGAGTTTACAGTGTAATCCACCCTTTGATGAGTATGGACTACTCCCGTGTATATTGCAGAGACTGGCACAATATTCACACTAAATGTATTTAGTCTAAATACCATACTTTGAATCGGGTTCCAATGCAATAAAGTACTCTAAATCAATATCTATATTTTTGAAATTAGATATTCCTTTTGAAGATACTGAAACTTCATAGTTTCCTTCTAAAACTTTTAGGTTCTCAATCTTAAAGTTCATTACATATTTTGTACCATCACCTTCTGCAACAATTCTAGAGAATGTATTAGAAGTAGTATTCTTCTTATCAGTCACTTCTAATGACACTGTAGTACCGTCTGATTTAAGAATTAAATCATTTACACCTAGAACACTTGCAGCCTTATTGAGGTCTGTTAGAAGTGTAGAGGATAGATTGAATGTTATTTCAGTTTCTGGCATTGTAATCATTTTATCGGGTGCAGTCACCATACCTTCACTTGCAAAGAAATAGTTCATTGCAGAATGGTCATCTGTTATAGACAATGATGAATCATTAAATTCAAACTCGGGGTCTTCTAATAAAGAAGTTGCACCTAAGAACTCTGGCAGATTATATATACTGAAGTCTTGTGGAAAGTCTTCGGGTATCGTTGCAACTGCAAGAATGTTTTTCATGTTAGAGATTGTCTCCAACTTGTTTCCTGTTTTAACCCTAATTCCTTGGTTAATTGTTGAGAAATTTTTTAAGACATTTCTCGTGTCATTACTTATTTTCATCACTATTAGTCTCCTGTTTATCGTGAACATGAAGCATAAACAAAGCATAATGTAAAACCTTTAATAGGTCTGCCCTGTTCTTACCTCCCTTTTTACCGTATCGTTGAGCATACTTCATTATGTTCCCGATACAAAAACCTTCACCATGTCCACTGTCAATTATAAATTCAGTGGATTGGTATTTGTTTAAACTGTAATGTTGGTCGTAGGTATTATCGATATAAGAGGACAATTCCTTTAGGGATTTGTCCTCGTTATATTTGTAATCTATTGTTTTAACCTTTTTACCAAACATACTAGTCATTATACTCTGAAGTGTCTGATTCGTCAATAGAGTTTTCTGCATTCAAGTCTACTCCAGCATCAATCTTGGAGTAGAGGTCGAGGATACTATTTCTAGTCTCTTCGTCAAACCTTGAAATACACATTGTGATTGACTTCAGTTTGTCATTGAACATTCTGAATGCATTGACAATGTGAACCAATCTTCTAGTCGTGACAACATCATCAATCGCACCTTCATAGTAGGTTTTTCTGATAATGTCTGCCCAGTCAACTAGTTTAGTGACGAACTCTGAATCAACTTCACCAGTCAATTCCATTTCTTTTGCAAGGATTTTTCTTTCAGTAGTCACTGGTGGGTATTCTTGTTGCATTGTGATTGCAAACCTTTCCAACATTGCCTCATTCATGATTTGAGTTCCTATGAACTTTCCATCATCAGACCCTTGTCCTTTAGTATTTGCAGTAGCAAGAATAGTGAACCCGTCTTTAGGTGTCACCCACTCACCAGTTTTCTTGATAAGGTATCCTTTACCTTCAAGAACTGATTGTAGACACATAAGTTTGTTAGAACCTAAGTCAACTTCGTCAAGAAGTAGGACAGAACCTTTTCTCATTGCCTTGATAACAGGGCCTTCTCTATAGACTATGTTTCCATTGACTAGAGTGTGTCCACCCATTAAGTCATCTTCATCAGTCTCGATTGTTATATTGACTCTGAAGAGTTCTCTCTTCAATTGAGCACATGTTTGTTCAATCATTAATGTTTTACCATTACCACTTAGTCCAGTAATGAATACTGGGAAAAAGATTTTAGATTTGATTATGTTCTTTACATCTTTGAAATGTCCGAATGGAACATAGTTTGACATTTTCTCGGGAATGATTTTAACACTATCGTTAAGAACATTCACGGACTCGGTTGCAGCCGCAACTGGCATATTACTTACAACTGGTGTTGCAGGAATTGGTTTTGCAATTGACACTACATTCTCAGGTTCATAACCACCGTTATATCCACCTACAACTGCCTCAAGATTAAATATCTCACCATTCTTGAAATTGTATCTAGTAGATTTACACCAGTAAGGCATTCCACCTACTGCATCAAAATCTTCTTTGGTGAAAGATGTTTTATCTTTAAACATTGTGGTTAAGGTTGATAGAAACTCCTTCCTATCGGGTGTGAAGTGAAACGGTTTTCCGTCTATGTTTATTGACTCACTTCTGTCATAACTTCTTTTACTCATTTAGTCTCCTTGGTTAAGTTAGTTTGTTTTCTCATCTTGTATAGTATACAAAAAAGTGGCGGGGATTGTCAAGCACTTATTTGATTGGTTGTAAAAGTTTTTCCATTTCATGGGCAATAGAAATGTGTTTTTTAAGTTTCTTCCTGTAAGTTGTAAACTCACCATTGTTTACCCAGTATCTGAATGCCTTACATTCAACCTTTTCTTCAGCACATGCAGATTGTCTTGGACAATCAAACTTTTGACATGGACTTGGGCCCACGTCCATAACAGCATCTGCAAAAGCACTGTAATCAGTATTGTGTGAAATGTAATATGCTGGGTCTACTTTTAATGTATCTCTCATTATAATTCTCCTTGATTAAATAATTTACTTTTTTCTAATAAAGTCACTTTAAAGGTGTTATGAATAAAATCCATATCTACAATATAGGGAACATCTATTTTGTTTGTAAAATCTTTGTATTGGTTTTCATCCAATACCATTGTGGTTTGTAAATTCATTATGCAATCTCCTTAATAAATTCGTTGGTTAAAAATCTTGAAGTTGTTTTTGATTTCTGATTTCTTTTGAATGCAGCCATAACTCTAGTTTTCTTTGCATCAACCAAGTCATCAGAAAGTTCGTCATCACCACTAACACCTATAGCGTTAGTAGAAGTAATGAATAGTTTATTGTATCCATGGCACTCAACGACATATCCAGTTTTTCTGACTTGTCTCCAAATCTCATCACTGATTGATGACAGTTTGTCATTTGCAATGTAAAGTAAATCCAGCATGTCTCTTTTTTTACCTAAGACAAAGTACCCAGTGACCGTGACATTACACTCTTTTGATAACCAGTCTAAAAGGTTTTGAGTGTTCTTAAAACCACTTCTTCCACTGTATCCAGTATCAGTTGAATAGTCATAAACTTTTTTTGAATATGGGTCAATGATTTCTCTTGAACGTGGTGTTCTCCATGAATAATCTTCTTCAGTTTCTTGAGATTTAATAACTTGATTTTCTTCAGCAGTCTTATCAAGAAAATCTCCTTGATGTGAATAACCATCAGTAATGATTGTAAGAATTGATTTCTCAATTGAATATTGAGTGTTGAACTTAGGAAGCATTTTTCTTAGAGCAACTAGTGATTGGTCTAGAGGTGTTCCACCCAGTCTATAGTTTCTAGGGCCGACATTAGTATCTAAGTAAGTGTAATATCCATCATTGGTAATGTAATCAACTTCTCCATACAAGTCATTCCATTTAGTTAGTGCCTTATCTTGATTTCTGTAAGAGTATTTTCCAAAGTGATAGTTAGACCATTTGGTTCCTAGTGCCTCTAACATTTTTGTCCATTCTCTGTTATTCATTTCATCAGAAGCAATAGTTAGTAATGAAGTGTAATCACTTCTAAAAGTCCACTCATCTTCTACTGTATATGAATCAGAGAAAAGATATATTCTATGTGGGATATTAACTGTTCTACAGAACATTGCAAGTATAATTGATTGTTCTATCAAATCATCACACTGGTCTTGAATAGAACCACTCCAATCAAGTAAAATTGTCAACCCGTGATTTTGTCCCTCTGGCACATACAATGCCTTTTTGAAAACATCATCAACGATTTGATATTTAGCAAGTCTATTCATATCCAACTTACCAGTTTTACCAGTGTAAGCATGTTTACTTCTTTGTGCAGTTTGTTTCATCTCAAACTCTTTTGCCATATGAGCAACAAGTTTTTTGTTTTTATCAACTAGATACTTACCTGCAAGTTTAGACCTTGCAATTTGTTTTTCTTTATTAGAATTATCAGTAGTATTCCAGTGGTTATCCCAATCTGCAAGAACAGTTTTATATGACACTTCAACATTGTCTATATCTTCTTTTCTATCTTTAAATACTTTAGGAAGGTCGATTTGAGATTTGATATGTGCAACATCTGAAATATATTCACCTTCGTTATTGTGTGCATAGTGTTCAGTAATTGATTCTCTTGCACCGTTTTGGTCGTCATGAGAACCAAATCCTAGACCACCTTTTTGACCAGTCTCTTTAGTCTCTTCCTTTTCTTCTAGTTCTTTTTTAGATTCATCAGAGTTCTCTTGTCCAGTAGAATCTCCTTCGTCTATATCTTCTAAGTCAGGCAGGGAATCTCCACCACCTTTAGAACCTTCTTGATTTTCTGAATCCTCTTCTGATTCCTCATCTCCCCAAGACTCCTCTTCTCCATCTTCGTCTTCTTCGTCTTCTCCAATGTCTAAGGTTTGTGGGACTAGACTTTCATCAGTTTCATCTCTAGTCTCATTCTCTTTAGACCACTCGTAAATTTCAGTTGCAACTGCCTCAACTTCTTCCCAAGTCTTACAAGCATAACACTTGTCTAACAATACTTGTTCTTCAGAAGTTAATTTAATTGATACCCTAGAACCAACCTTAGTGATAAGATTGATTTTATCTATGAGTGAAAGTGTTTGAAGGTCTCTATCTTTAATACCAAAGAAGTCTCTTTGCATTAATTCGTCATAAGCCTTGTAGAATGATTTTCTTAGACCTTGATATCTATCTTTGATTGCAGATTCGATTCTTACATCTTCTACAACATTAAGATATCCCTTAAGTGTTCTATTCTTTTCTAATGCACTATGAACACCTTCGTATGGTGTGTGTAGTGCATGTCCAACTTCATGTCCCATGAATAGGTCATAAAGTTCATTACTGATATCGTCCTTGAAAGTAGGACATGCAAGGATTCTATTCTTGATATCAAAATATGCAGTAGGTATATTCCTATGCACAACAGTTAGGTCTTCAGTCGCCATTAGTTTAGCGAGTTGGTCTTTTTGGTTTGTTATTGAATTTGTCATGTTTATAGTATACTAAAAAGTGGCGAGGATTGTCAAGCCGTGTCGAATTTTCTCCAAGATTTTGAAAAGTTTTTCATTGGGGTTTTAAAGATTATCTCTTTTTTTGTTCCCTCTATAATATAGCCAACCAATTCCATTTTCTTATTGACTATGTAAGTATGACTAGGAAATTCCCAATCTGTTTTTTCTTTAAGATAAGTATTCATTATGCAACCAACCTAGTGTATGGTTCATAACAACCACTGACACCGATTGCAGAGTTATCACAACCTCTACCGTCCATCCATATCTCTAAATCCATAGATTCATAACACTCTGAAGAGAATGTCTCACCCACGAAAGTAGTGTCTAAATTAGTCTCATAAACATTCTTACCCATTTTACTGATAGGTTTTACTGATAGGTAATTAGGAGTCACCTCTTTGATTATAGCAGTAGTCGTTATACCGTCTATAGTGTACTTACAGGTATCATACCCAACTTCTATGTAATTAGTATCTAACATTAAATGCACCTCGCTTCTTTTCTAAGTTCAAATAGTTTTGCAATAAAACCATTTGCACCACCTGTAGGACTTGGTACTTCTGCAATACCGAATTCACTTTCGATTGCAAAAATTACATTCCAAATATCCTTATCTGCCATAGACAGGATATCTTCCATAATTTCTTGATTAATGTTGTCGTTTTGAATGTTTGACATGTTATCTCCTTTTTTCATTATATACATAGTATACAAAAAAGTGGCGGGGATTGTCAAGCTTTGCGTAATCTATAGTGGTCTAATTCTAAGTCTTTTGTTCTATTATCGGTGATAATATTATCGGGGTTCGTAGAGAACCACATTGAGATAGTGTGTCGTGAGTTCCTTCGGACGGGATACACACCGTGTTTATGGTATAAACCTTGAAACAAAAGACCTTCTCTTGCAACTGGTTTATGTACATAGTTTTCTTGGTCGGGAAAATAGGTTTCCCCACCTCTGAAATTTTCATTTAAATATAGTATAAGAGTCCATTCTCTACTTGGTTGTTCTTCTACCACATCATTATCTAATTCTACTGTAGAGTAAGTGTCTAAGTGTGGTTCTTGTACACCACCTATTGCCCACTCATTAAGTGCTGTCATTTCGGGATATACTACTTGGTCTGAATGCTTACGGATTTCACCAACTGACTGGTACGCAATTCTATTAAATACATCACGAATCCACTGGGTGTGAATGTGAATAAGGTCTATTGCACGGTAATCAGAACCGTCTCCAACACTTCTAAGATGCTTGTGCGTTTGGTGAAAGTGAATCAGATTCCTCGACTGATTCTCCGTCAACATGTTCGGAATCTTTATTAGATTGAAGTTGTTGGATATATTGGGCAATTGCTTGTCGTTTTTCATACTCTATTCTTCTTTTTCTCTCTTTAGGACGAGACTTCAATGCACGTTCTAATTTCAATTTGGATGCTCGTTGTAAGAACACTATTCCATTTAAATGGTCTATTTCATGTTGGGCACATCTAGCACCAACACCGTCTAACATAGTTGAATGTTCATTACCCTCTGAGTCTTGATATTTCATTTCACAAACTTTAGGTCTCTTTATCATAAGGTATATATCGGGAAATGATAAACACCCCTCTTTTAGTAAATCGGTTTCTTGTGATACTTTAGTAATTTCGGGATTGAAGAAGGCCTTATTTCCGTCTTGTGTTCTCATTACAAAAACCCTTGCATCTAATCCAACTTGATTTGCAGACAAACCAATACCTCCAAATTTATCCATTGATTCAGATAGTTTTGTTTCTATCTCTTTTGCGTCTTCCCTAGACTCAAAATCAAAAGGTGCTGGTGGTGTTCTTAATACTTTACTTGCTTCTTCTATTAATGTATACATTATCTATCTACTACTCCACTATATTGTAATTTTAACATACTAAATTTTGCCAATCTTCCTAGTGTTGCAAGTTTCTTTCCTTCTCTAACTCCTGCATCACTTCTAATTGTCATTTTTAATTTTTTCATTTCATCAGGTGTATCTATATCTATAAACCATTCTTGGACTGACGATTTATTTAGATATGCATTAAAACTTGTGACCAATGGTAATAATGATGCAAGGTCGTCACCTTTTTGTTCTGCTGTTTTACCTACGGCCTTTACTAATATTAATGGAACTTTTGCAGGTTTTTGTAGATTAAAATTGTCATAAACCCATTTTTTAAAATCCTCTAGTTTTAATTCATTGAGTGCTTTACATACATGTGTTCTTTGTATTCTTACCATTGCGGCATACAAATTGTTAGACTCTTCTTCATTTTCAATATGATAATCTAAGTATAGTTGTCTAATACTTGCAGTCACTTTTCTATCTCCACTTGCATAAGTACTTTTTGATGCAACTGATTCTATGTTTGGAAGTTTAGAGTACACTGCATCCCATAGTTCATCTTCCATAGGTTTGAGTGCAGACTCTTTATCCATTCTTACAAGTTGAGTCTTAACATAAGAGTTTAACAATGGTTCTTTCGATTTCGTTGTTCCTGCTTTTAATGAAATACCTAATATTTCTTTATTTTGAAAGAAGACAAAAATATCACCTGCATGATTTTTAGGAACCCCACTTGGTTTTGCACGGTATCCCCATACAACTTTCTTTATGGGTTTAGATGTGTTTAAATCATATAAAAAATTTGTAATACCAATTGCATTTTCCATTTTCATTTTAACAAATCTTTCTTCCATAGTACTAAGTTTTTCTATGACCTCTGCAGCCGCATCTGCATCTGAAGGTGCATAAGAGGTTTTTGCACTTTTTATATTTAACTTGTAAAGAAACTTTTTAAAATCTTCTACATTACTAGGTCGAAACTTTTTGTTAAATGCTAAACATGGAAATAATTCTGTCACAGATGCATTTTGAGTAGTTTCACCCATACTCTCAAGTAAATCAAGAGGTATGTCACTAGAATAGGAAGGTAAGTCTAACTTAATAAGTTTTGGCGATAGATACTCGTTAAAAGATTTCATACTACTATTTATCTATTCTGCAACCCTTGAGAAGTTCTTATGCTTCTCAAATCGTATAACATCATTAAACTTATCATATAATGCATCACCTTTGTGAGATATAATAAATGCGTTGGTTTTTTCTGTAAGTGTATTCAAAAGTTTTAGAAAGTCGTCTGTACCATTAGTATCTAAAGAAGAGTCAAATACTTCGTCTAATATCAATAGATTGGTGTTAACACTATTCTTCATTCTTGCAACAGCCCTCCATGTGAACAATAATGATAAATCAATTCTCATCTTTTCTCCTTGTGAGAAGTTATCATATTTAAATACATCTCTGAATCTTGACTTGATTGTTTCTTCAAAAGATTCATTCAATTCAAACCCAACATAGAACTCCAGTTGTGCAAGGTACTTATTAATAAGTTTGTTCATAATAGGAACATACTGTCTTATGATTCTTTCCTTAACACCTTGGTCTCTAAGAAGTGTCGTAGCAATGTCATAATAATG